CGGGCGAAGGCCGCATGCGACCCGCCCCCGCTCGGGTTCACCACCTCCACCGAGCCCATGCCGCGGCGATACAGGATCATCCCCGGCTCGAAGCTCTCGACCGCGCGGCCCTGGGCGTCGCGGAGCAGCCCTGCGGCGGCGCCGGTCAGCGCCTCGTCGCCCTCCTCGGTCACCACCGCCGCCAGGCAGGCCTCGATCTTGGCTTTCATCAGCAGGGCGGCCTCGTAGTCGCCGAGGTCGCGCAAGCGAAGGAGGATGGGCGCGAGCCAGGAGACGTCGCGCAGCTGCCCGGGCCGCCGCTTGCGGTAGACGTGCAGCACCTCCGATGCCGGGATGCGCTCGCTCCCCTGCCACGTCGCCCCGGGCAGGATCCCGGCGGCGCCGGGATGCACCCGGTGCAGCCAGTAGCCGATCGGCTCCCCCGCCTCGCCGAGGGCGATGCCCTGGATGGTGGGCGCGCCGTCCACCATGCCGTTGCGGGCGGTGTCGAGGTGGTCCGCCTCCAACACCTGCAGCCTGAGACCGATCGGGTTGGCCGGCGACGGCTCCGTGAGCAGGAAGCGGACGAAGCATTCCCCGCTCTCGACGACGGCACGCATCACCAGCGCCTGCAGGCCGTAGAGGTCGAGGCGGTCCTCGGCGTCGCAGGCGGTGCTCTCGGCCCAGCGCTGCCAGGCGCGGCGATGCGGATCGTCCGGCCAGCGGGTGGTGATGCCGGCGCCGACCGCATTGCCGGTCCACAGATCGACGATGCGGCTGGCATAGGGGTCGTTGCGCACGGCGTCGCGCGCGCGGCGGGCGACCGTCGCGGCAGCCAGACCGACCTCGGCGTTGGCGCTGCCGCCGGAGGGCGCCCAGGCGGAGGCGCGGTGGTCCTGCGCGGCGGCGTAGCCGCGGAAGGCCCGCCAGGCTCGGATCATCCGCTCGATCACGCGCCACCCCCCCGCGCGAAGCTGGCGAGCGTCACCGAGGGCCGCCGCACCGCGCTGTTCTCGGCGCCATGCAGCGCCGCGAGCGCCCGGCCGAGCTCGTCGAGGCTGCGGTACTCGACCGTGCGCCCCTCGAAGCTCACGCGCGTGGTGCCGCCGGTGTAGGCGGCAGCGAGGGCGGCGGCGCGGCTGCCGGGGGGCTGCGCCAGCGCCCAGGCGAGGACGGCCGGGTCCATCACGCCGCCCGGAGCGTCGGCAGCGGCGCCGCCGCGTTGACGAGGTAGGACAACCCGCTGGGCGGGTTCGGCATGATCGGCGCGCCGGCCTGGTGCGTCAGCGGCGCGAAGAAGCCGTTCTCGCTGCCCGTCGTGCCCCCGCCGGCGCCGCCATCCCCCGCGGCCGAGCCGAGCAGCAGCGTGTTCCCCCCGCTGAAGGCCTGGGTGGAGGTCCCGCGCACCGAGGGCGCGCCGGAGAAGCACAGCAGCAGCCACCAGATGCCCGCCGAGATCCAGCGCGGCTGCGCGAAGGGGCAGACCGCGCTGCCGGCAGCCGCGGTGTCGGCGTCCGCCAGCGGCTCCTCGACGACGGCCCCCGGTCGGCCGGCGCCGTTGTCGGCGGCGAGCGCCATGCGCAGGAGGCCGGCGGCGCCGGTGGTCACGCTCACCGCCATGGCCGAGAACAGGCCCGGCCGGGCGAGCACGTAGGGCACGCAGTAGAGCCGGTTCGCCACCATCGCCACCGCGCCGCCCACCGCGCGCGCATGCTGCGAGGCGTAGAACCGCCCCGAGACGTAGGGCAGCATCGCCGGGCTGGGCGGCAGGTGGTGCTGGAACAGCGCGGTCATGCCAGCGGCCGGATGCCGAGGGTGAGCAGCCGCTCTGCCGCCTGGCTCACCGGCGCGGCGGCGAGGCCGGAGCGCAGCCGCAGCCAGCGCCAGCCCAGCAGCAGGGTGGGCGGCAGGGTGAGCGCGCGGCCCGCGGCGACCGTCAGCACCACCTCGTTGCCGAGGTGGTCGTGGAGGTCGGCCCAGGCGGCGGGCTCGCCCTCGTCCATCGCGCCCTGCAGGGTGAGCGGGGCGTCGGTCCAGGCGGCGGGCAGCAGCAACAGGCAGACGCCGTAGCCGACGCTGGCGACCGGCGCGCTCAGCGCCTGGCCGGCGGCGATCGTGGTGCGCACCGGGACGATGGCGGTCATGAGGCTCTCCAGATCAGCGCAGCCAGCGATTGCCGTGCGATGGCAGCCAGCCGCGGGGTCGGGTGGCGACAGGCGCCGGCGCATCCGGCGTCGTGGGTGGCGTCGGCTCCGCCGCCGGCAGCGACAGCGCGTCGGCCAGCCGCACCCAGCGGCCCTCGCCCCAGCCGTCCATGCCGAGCGCCGCCGCGGCGGCGCGGGCGTAGACCCGGCAGTCCAGCGCCTCGTTGCGCTCCCTGGTCTTGACCCACTCGAGGCGGCGGAAGCCGTTGCGGCCGGCGCGCGCGACCAGCTGCTCCGCAGTGAGCTGGCGGCAGAACTCCTCTCCGGCGGCATGGATCGGGAGGTGGACATAGCCCGCGGGGAACGGATCGCCGCTCTCCGCGGTCGGGCGGTCGAGCTTGAGCCAGCCATAGGTCTCCGCCTTGAGGAAGGACGAGCCGACCGGCCAGACCTTGAGCCCGCCCAGCTTGCGCCCCTGCCGCCGCACCTCCGTCGCCGCCGGCTGGCCGACCGCGGCGCGCAGCCCGTCCTGGCCCTTGACCGCGATGGCCCGGCCCGACCCGGCGCGGCGCACGAAGGCGTAGACCTCCGCGGTGGTCATGCCGTCGCCGCTGTCGATCGCCGCCATGGCGATGGGCAGGCGATGGCCGGAGGCATGGCGCCAAGTCTCGCCGAGCAGCCGCCGCAGCTCCTCCCAGACCGCCGCCTCGAACGGGTTCCCGGCCAGCACCCGGTGCTCGATGAGCCAGGACTGCCGGTCCTGCCCCCAGGCCCAGACGCTGGCCTCGAGGCGGTCGCGCTGCACGTCCACCCCGGCGGTGAGCAGCAGCCCGCCGGCGGGGACGCTCCCCACCGGCCAGTGCTCGCGCCGGTCGTAGAGCCGGTGCCAGTCCGGCGCCTCGCCCGCCTCCTGCCAGGTCTCGCCGAGGACGGTGTTGCGGAAGGTCTTGATCGCACGGTCGTCGCCCTGCGCGGCGAGCCAGAGGCGGGCAATCTCCGACCAGGGCATCCAGCCCGGCGGCGAGTAGAGCGCCGAGATGTGGAAGCCGACCGCATGCGGGTCGGCGGGCTCCGCGGTCGCCCGCCACTCGCCGGCGGCCAGCATCGCCGCCTTGTGCCGCTCGCCGATCGGCGCGTCGCAGGCCTCGCAGAGGTAGCGCGCCGTCTCCGGCGCGCCGTCGTCCCAGACCAGCCGCTCGAAGCGCAGCCACTGCATCGCCCCGCAGTGCGGGCAGGGCACGACGTAGCGCCGCTGGTCGGTCGCCAGGTACTCCCGCTCGATGCGCGACAGCCCGGCGATGGTCGGCGTCGAGACCAGCAGCACCTTGCGCCGCCAGCCGAAGGTGCGGGCGCGGGCCTCGGCCAGCGCGATCGGGTCGCCCTCGCCCTCGACGTCGCCGGGATAGGCGTCGATCTCGTCGAGGAACAGGAACCGCGCCGACATCGAGCGCAGGCCGACCGCGCTGTTCGCCCCGGTCATCACCAGCTGCCCGCCGGGGAACTCCTTCGAGAGCTGGCGGTTGCCGCTGTCCCGGGAGCGCGCCGGCGCCACCCGCTCGCGGATCGCCGGCGTCTCCTCGACCAGCGGGTCGATGCGCTGGTCGGAGAAGCGCTTGGCGAGCTCGGTGGTCGGCTGCACCGCCAGCATCGGCCCGGGCGCGTGGTGGATGACGTAGCCGATCCAGTTGTTGCCGCACTCGGTGTTGTGCGTCGGGACCCAACCTTCTCCGCAGAGGTAGAGGTGGCTGGGCGAGTCCACCTCGATGCACCGGACGGGCACACTCTCGACCGGCTCGATGCTGACGATGCGGCGCCGTCGGCTCTTGAGCGGCCGGCCGCGCTCCACCGAACGCATCCGCGCGACCTTGCGAGACAACCGAAACATCGGCTCCTCGCGGTAGGCGGTCCAGGATACGCGCGAATAGCCGAGGCACGCGCGATCGGTGCCGTTGATGACCTTCTGCCTCGAGGCTACCCGGTAGATCGTCGGCTTGTAGCCGAGGCTGCGCAGCAGCTCGACCATGCCCTCGATCAGGCCGGGGTCGGTGTTGCTGAACTCGCAGCGCTTGCCGTCCGGCGAGATGGTGCCGTCCGAGTCCATCAGGCCGCGGATCAGCTCGAGCCGCTGCGCGCGGCTGGCCCGCAGGTAAGCCGCCGGGACATGCTTGTTCTCCAGCACGTCGAGCATGCGCAGCCGCATCGTGAAGCGCGAGCGGTGCTGGATGCGGGCGGGCGTGACGCCGTCGTCCACGAGCCGGAAGGTCGGATCGATGACGATGTTGCCGCAGCGCCCCTTGCGCCACGCCGGCAGCCGGAAGATGGCATCGACCCCGCAGGCGCGCAGATGGTCGGCGACCTCCGCGTCCTCCTCGTGGACGCTGATGTGGTTCATCGTCGCCGAACCGTCGCCGAGCCACACGCCGAGGACGTAGGGATGGATCAGCAGGTCCTGGTCCGGCAGCTCGACGGGCTGACAGCAATCGACCGCGTAGCGCCGCCGCTTGCCCCCGCCGAGCTGCGTCCGCCCGACCATGTCGCGCGTGTGGAGGGTGCGCCGGACGGGACGTTCGGCGTCCGTGAAGTCCCAGAGGGGCCAGCGATGGTCACCATCGCAGACGATGCGCGTGCCGTCGTCGAAGGTGACGCCGTAGCAGTCGCGGCCGATCATGATCGGCGACACGCCGGTGACCCGGCACGGGCGTCCGGCTTCGTCGAACAGGGTGTCGCCGACCACGAGCGCGCCCATCGTGGCCCAGCCCTCGGCCGTGGGGATGGCCGTATCCAGCGCGAGCGGCCCGCCGACCTGGGCCCCCTTCATGAACACCACCCGCCGCGCCGGATGCGCCGGCGACAGCGCGTCCATGATCTCGCGCAGATAGGGCGTGCGCGCGGTCCGCCACGGCCCGGGCTCAGCTGAGCCGCGGCTGCCGAGCAGGCGATGCCGGTCGGCCCATTCCGACACCAGCAGCGCCGGTTCCGGCATCATGCCGTCGCGCCAGGCCTCAAGAATCTCGGCGTCGCCCTCGAACCGGCCGAGCTCGTCGAGCAGCGTCGTGCCGGACATCACGACACCTGCACCCGCACATCGTGCCGTGTCGCGAGGTGCTCCCGGAGGCGCTGGTCCATCATGGTCTGCAGCCGGTGGGCGTCGACGCCGAGCTCGGCGGCCATCTCGGCAGCCACGCGGGCCGGCCAGGCGAGGATGGCGTCGCGCTCCTCCTTGGCGAGCCGGTGCACGAGCAGCAGGGCGCGGGCCTTGTCGACCAGCTTGCCGCGGCGCTCGTCGAGCCGCAGCCGACGCTCCTGCGCCTTGAGCACCTCGTTCGCCGTGCGCGCATCATGGAACGTGCTGCCGGCGGCGCGCGGCAGGGGATCGGCGGTCGGCGGCGGGGCAGCCGGTGGTGCCGGAGCGCCCGGCGACGGCG